CGAGGCTCATCTGGGTCAACATCATTACCATCCAAAATTTCTTTGGCTGTAATTAGTTTTTCCAGTGTAAGACCTGCACTACCATGTACTATTTTTTGACCAGCAGGTAGAGCAATAGTTGTACCACCAGCTACACCGCCTAGGCTTGAGCCTGTAGCAGCTTCGATGATAGCATCATCCATTGATCGGCCCATAGCAAAAGCACCTGCTTGAGCATATTCGCTCGCTGGTGAAATTAGCATACGCACCTTATCTTCTTGGTCAATTAAATCCGCCCAATCGTAATCGTCCATAGTGACTTTACGTCTTGAGTGGGGTGTGTCCATTCTGGGTGTATCCGCATGGCGTGAAGTACGCTTTGCGGCTGCAACTGCGCCAATTCTCTCAAAGAAATGTGATTTACCTGTAATAGTTTCGGTACGTACCGCATCTCTCAAACGAGAACCTTTCTGTTGCGCCAAATGAAACACATTACTTTTGTATTGTTCTACAAAAGCGGTTGTGATTTCGACTGACATATCAGTTCCTCTCTTTTTAAGTTATAATTAAACACAACATTATTGTTATGCCCTTTTGCGGTATTTGTCCTACTAGGTAGGGAAACCTTACAGTAAACGCACTGTCTAGCGGTGTTTTAGGTCACATACCCACAAATGAAGTTATCCTAACGGACTTCAATTCGTACCCAATCATACCATATAACTAATTAATTGCCATATACTTTTTCATGTAACTGTCGCATACGTTCAATAGAAGTACGATGATCGGGGTGTGAAGCATCAAAATATGGATGTTTTGCATTAGCCATAGTTGAATTAATTTCATATTGAGCATCTAATGGCGACACGGCAACATTACTATGTTGTGTGTTTTTTGCCATATCTTCGGTAACTTCAGCACCTAATCTTGCAAATAGTTTTACTACTGCTGGGTGGTTACCTGCCGATGTGTTCATCAAATCCATAATTTCTTCATCACCATAAACTTGTAGCGCACGTTTTGCTGAACGTAAGTTTTTGTCGTACTCCATACCCCATTCTTTTTTTAGAGTAGATGTAGTTTCATCAGCTTGCGCTTTTAATGATGCTGGTTCATTTGATAGTTCATGCTGTATTGCACCTGCTTGGTATTCAATCAACGCATCTACTTGCTGTTGGTTTAGACCAATATTGTGTGCAACGCCTTTGAACTGATCCAACGCACCTTCATCAAAATAAGACGAAAGTTCTGTTGGCACTTTTGTTTCATATTGAGATGCTTCTTCAGGTCTGCCTAGTTTACCGTACAGTTCCTTAAATTCGTCATCAGTTTTTGGCATAGGGATTCTGTTTCCCATTTGCTTTTGCTGATGCACTACGGTCTTAGCAAGACTTTCAACATCTTTAAAATTATTAAGTGTAGGGTCATTTCTTAAATCGTCAGGTAGCGTGGATTTCCAATCTTGGTTATCGCTGCTACCTTCAGACCCAAGAAAAGTATTATTACTTTCTTCGGTTACCTGTTCGGTTTGAACGGCCTGTTCTGCTTCTGACATAATTATTCTTTCCTTATAGTTATCATTGATTTAATGCGTAGAAATAAACTACGCTGCCCTTCCTTAAAAGCAGTGTCATACGGGTCTTTGCTAAAACTTATGCGGTTACCATATGCTGCTTCCAAGTCTTTCAACACTATCTCACCCGCTGGTGAGGAAAAACACTGCTTATAGTCTTCAACTAGTTTAGTGTGTTCTTCGTGTAATTCGTCAAATGTAATATTATCTTTACTCATTACATTAATTCCGATCCATCGCCTGCACCCATAGCTTGTTCAGCTTCAGTGTTAGCTTGCGATAAAACATCTTGCACATCAGGATTAGAAACTATTTCAGCCCCTTGTGCTTGTGTTTTAGCTGTTTCTGCTTGTTGCTGTTGAGCCATTGCTGCTTGTTGTTGTGCTTGTGCAGCTTGTTGTGCTTCACGTTTTTCTTCAACTTCGTCTTTACCATTTAGCACAGAATTAGGAACACCAAGTAATTTAGCCCTCATTCTAATAGCTTCATCATGGTCAATGTTATCCATAATTGATGGATCAACTTGTCCAATGTTCATTGCTAATGTATATAATCTTTCAATAGCAACTGCTTCTTCCATTCTTTGAGAACGTGCTAAAGGCCCGACATATTCTATATCTATTTTACTGTCGCCAATAATTTCTGGTGCATCTTTAAAAGCACCTGCTCTAAACATAATTCCAAATACTCTTTCAATTAATGGATTTAAAAATTCAGTTTGGAAACGACCTAATGTTGGCCCAAGTAATCTTTGCATAAGTTCGTATCTAACTTGAACTTCTGTTGCTGTCATTTGTGGGCCATCTTGTAATTGTAATTGATCTGAATAATATGCTTGTCTAATAGCAGTTCTTAATTGACCTTCTTTCATGTCTGTAATTTGCCAATTAGCACCAATTTCTAATGGTTTTACTGCACCATCATGTCTAACAACTGTAATACCAGCAGGTGTCATTCTAACTCTACCAATTACTCCATCATCTTGAACAAGTAGTGGTGGGTCAATTGCTTTAGCCCATGCTTTTAATCCAATTTCAACTGCTTTGTTTAAAGTTTTAATATCTGGTAACGCATTATAACTTGGTGATCTTCCAAAAATTTCACCTGTTGCTTTAGACCATCTAGGTACTAAATATGGAAATTCATTATAACCACCAGATCGTACAACCATTTTATCTTCTTCACAAACATGACATGAATGAAAAGGTAATTTAGTATTTGATTTTCCTACTGCTCTTTCGTAATCTTTTGTTGGTTCTACTCCATGAATAAAACTAAATTTTTTATCTGGTTTTTCTTTTGCTGCTTGTAAAACTTTTTCACCTAAATTTTTTTCTCCAAATTCTTGTACAGCTTGTCTAGCTGTTAATTTATATTTTCTATAAAGTGTATCTACTTTTCCATTTATATTGTCTTGAATATAATATTCTGCAATATGTAAAGTGTTAAAATGAATACCATCTTTTTCAAATCCTTCATTGCCTTCTTCAACAAAAATAGCAGCAGTTCCAATAGAACATAAATCTAAATATAATTCGTGTACTTCTGTGTTAAAATTTGTATCGTTAAAATTATCATACATTCTACGACCAGTATCTTCTAGCCAGACCTGTACATCTCTATCTTTATTTAAATTTTCATCTCTTAATTTTATATTAAACCAAGCTAATGATGGAGATGTAAGTGTTCCATGTAAACTTGCAGCTAATAAATTGTTTGCTGTTATTGCTGTACTATCAAATAAAACTTCTGTACGTTTTTCACCTCTTGTTCTTAAAGTAGTAACGTCAGCTTTTCGTGGCATAACGTAATCAAGAATTTCTTGCCAGTTTGATTCCCACGTACCTCTATCGTTTGCTAAAGCATCTACACGCTTTTTAATATACTCATATGTTGCCATGTTATTTTTTTTTCCATCCAGTTTTCATTTGAGCATAAGCTTTTTTAGAAACTGTAGATTGAGATTTTGGTTTTGAAGTTCCAGCAGCTTTTTTAGCGTTAATATTTTTTACTAAAGAGTTTTTAGTGTAAGCCATATAATTAATAGAAATTTCCGCCTAATAATGTTTGTGATGTATCTGCTTCGTCTTCTACACCTTTACCACTTGTTAAGATTGTTCCGTATTGGCCTCTTTTTTTTGTAGCTAACATTTTACCTTTTTCAGCTTCAACTTTTGCTTCCGCAGCATTTGTTTTTTCCATAACTGAATTGTCTATTGGTGGTGGTGCTTGCATTGGTGCTTTTCCGCCCATAATTTATTCTCCTAAATCCATTTGCATTCTTGTTTTAACATACCATATATAGCTGCATCAACAAAATTATTATCTATTTTCATAACTTGTCTTACAACGCCTTCTTTTTTCCAGCCAGTTCCAGATAAAATTCGTTCATTACGTTTGTATCCATTTCTGCAAACTGCTGTCATTCTACCACAGCCGATTTGTTTAAAACCGT